GACAGGGATCGTCACGTTCTTGCTTTCGGCTCTGACGGTCTTGGTGGTGAGTTAGACGTACAAGGGGACGGGGTTCAAGATCCATTGTTGATACGTTTCTCCAGTCAGGAAAACCCAATCGACTGGTATCCTTTATCGACTAACACAGCGGGAGACTTGCGCCTTGGTTCGGGTTCTACCTTTGTAAAAGCCATTGAGACCAAGCGTGAGATCCTAGTATGGACTGACACTGCATTAACATCCATGCGGTTTATCGGGCCTCCCTTTACTTTTGGTCTACAGCAGCTTGCCTCTAACATAACTATCGCCGGACCAAACGCCGCTGTTGCTACAGAGGACTTTGTGTTCTGGATGGGCGCAGATAACTTCTATGTCTACGCTGGTCAGACAGCGCAGTTACCTTGCACTGTCAAGGATAAGGTGTTTAACGACATCAATCTGGACCAGAACGATAAGATTTTTGGCGGTGTTAACTCTGAGTTTAGTGAAGTATTCTGGTTTTACGCATCAGCCGAGTCGCAAGTCAACGACAGATATGTAGTGTATAACTATCTGGATAAACTGTGGTACTATGGCACACTTAGTAGAACAGCATGGTTGGACCGTGGAACTAGGCCGTTTCCTCTAGCTACAGAGGGCGGGTATGTCTACAACCAAGAGTTTGGACATGATGACGACGGCAGCGCAATGACATCGTACATAGAGTCAGCAGTGATGGACATAGGTGACGGAGATCACTTCACTTGTGTTAAAAGAGTTATACCGGATCTAAGTTTTTCTGGGTCCACTGCGATATCTACCCCGCAAGCTACCTTTACTATAAAGGCTAGAGATTTTCCGGGCGAGGATTTCGCCAACACTGCCGCAGGCACAACAACAAGGACACAGGTTAGCCCGGTGGAAGAGTATACGAAACAGTTATATGTTCGAGCTCGGGGGCGGTCTTTTGCATTGAGAGTCGAGTCAACTGCACTTGGTGCTAAGTGGAGACTTGGTAGCCCGAGGGTTGATATTCAGCAGGATGGGAGGCGCTAGTGTCTAGCAATCAGGTCCCACCACCAAGACTGCCGGAAGCCCCGCCCGAGTATAGCGTTGGTTATATGACTGACCTTATCAGGGCGTTGGAAATATTTATTGAGCAAGAGCGTAACCCCGGAGGTATTCGTGCCTCCACTGCAACATTAACAGCTTTACCCACAAGCGCCACTGGACTTGAGGTGGGCGCACTGTATAATGATTCAGGCACTATAAAGATTGTGACATAGTATGGCTATATTTGGTGATCTTGGAAAAGCGTTAGGACTAGGTAGTGCAAAAGAAGTGCTGCCTTTGATTGGTGCGGCTGCTGGTTTTTACTTTGCTCCGGCTTTAGGTATGTCCGGCGCAATGGGTTCAGCCCTTGGTTCTGGTGTGGGTAGCCTAGCCGGAGGTAGATCAGTCAACGATGCCCTGACCAATGCCGCTCTTTCATATGGTGTAACCTCTTTCTTGTCTCCCGCTGTCACAAGCAAGTTGCAAATGGGCGGTGGTGCAGGGTCACCTCCTAGTTTCTTACAGAACAAACTGTATGGGATAGAACAAGTTGCTAATCCTTCAACATTGGTTGGTAACCTAAACGAAGGAATGACCACTGGCGCTGGGAAAAGCAGCGGGATAGGGGGCTTCTTCGACGATTTCACATTAAAAGATGCTTTTCTTGCATCTAGTTTAGGAGGGGCTGCGCTACAAGCACTTGACAAGCCCGAAGAGGGAACTCCTCAAAGAGATCCGATAGGTGGTACTATACTTGGTTCGGTGTCCAGTCCTACGACAGGTAAAGAATACGATGTCACTAACCCGATAGAAATGGCAGAGTACAACGAAGAAATAAGTAAGTTTTACGACGACGACTTTAAGTATGAAGTTGACAAGCCTGTAAGAACTATGGCTCATGGCGGAGCTATGTACGAGCATGATAAAATGGGTTATGATACTCCCATAACAGGTGAGGTCAGCGGCCCGGGCACTGGAACATCTGATTCGGTGCCTGCTAGACTATCTGACGGGGAGTTTGTTTTAACCGCAGACGCTGTTCGTGGCGCTGGTGGCGGAGATAGAGATGTCGGTGCCGCTAGGTTATATGATATGATGTCTGAATTGGAGGCCACAGCGTAATGGCAACACAAACACAAGAAGTTACCCAAAGAATGGCTCCTTTTCAGGAGGACTTTCTAAAAAAACTTTTTCAGGATGCACAATCTGTCGGCGCGGGTAGAATGCCATACGCGCCACAGGAGTCGTTTGGACTATCAGCCGAACAAAAAAAAGCTGCGTCTATGGCTGAATCTGGTCTTGGGTCGTACATGCCTTACTTGCAGCAAGCTCAAGGAGCCATGCAACAAGCTGGTGCTTTTGCACAACCGGGGGCAGCACAGCAGTTTATGAATCCTTACGAGGATCAAGTTGTTCAGCGGACGATGTCGGACATCCAAAAAGCTGGTCAGCAGCAGCAAAACCAACTCAGTTCTCAAGCAGCAAACGCAGGAGCTTTCGGTGGCTCACGATTTGCAGTTGGACAGGCAGCACTTGGTGAGGCAAATATACAAGAGCAGTCTCGTGCAGCAGCAAACATTAGGCAGCAGGGCTATCAACAAGCTCAACAGGCAGCACAAAATGCGGCACAGTTGCAGGCGCAGCAAGCAGGGATGTACGGAACTTTGGGTGGTCAGGCGCAGCAGATGGGTGTGCAGGACATAAACACTATGTTGGGTATCGGTGGTCTTACTCAGCAAATGGGGCAGCAGGGTCTAGATTTTGCTAGACAAAATACTTTACAACAACAATCAGAGCCTTTCCAAAGACTTGGTTTCTTGTCAGACCTGTTCCGTGGTGTTCCATCCGCGCAGCAAACTACGACCACAAGCTCGCCTTCTCCTAGCATGGGGTCGCAGCTTATGGGTCTTGGTATTGCCGGTCTTGGTGCTTACGGAATGTATGGGAGATAATTCATGGCTATTACCAGCATAGGAAACAGGTTAAAAGAGTACCAGAATAGTCCTGTATTACGGCGTAATGCTTTTCGCAATAGCGGTATGAACGCGGCGGACGCTCGTGTCCCCGCTGGAGTTCTGGCATCCAGCCCCGAGTTGATTAACGCAGTAGTTCAAAATCAAATGCCAATGTCTGCTACCCCTGCTAGTTTCATGGGCTTTGATCAACAGCCAGACGCAGGCACCGTTGATCCAAATTCTGGTACAATAAATGTTCCTACAATGCCGGTGCCGCGCTCGGATGATAGCGCAACAGATAATACTGTCGATAACCCTGTAGTAAAACCAAAGACAAAAGAAAAGAAACCGTTTGTAGGTATTACTAATGAAGACCTGATTGCGGGTCTTGCAGCGAGGGCAGCGGCGGCTAAGAAAGCTAAAGAAGATCCTAAAGCTAAGAAGAAAAGCAAGCCTGATGCGGCTCTTGAAAACTTCACAGATAAGCTGTCCGAGTTGCGAGGGACTAAAACTCCGAAGACAAAGAAAGACAGGTTGAAGGAGGCCAAAGAGTTTTTGAAAGAAGCTGGTGTGTCGGATGTAGATGACATCAGAACCTCCAAAGACTTCATGCTTATGACTTTAGGTCTAAACATTGCAGCGGGTCAGTCAGGTGATTTTCTTACAAACGTGGCTGGCGGTGCTAAAGAAACTCTTGGTACATTTGGTGAGTTAAAAGCCAAAGAGAAAGACGCAGAACGTGCCGTTAATTTAGCCGCCGCTGAAATGGCTAAAGCTGATGCCGACGCAGCTACTGCTCGTGGTGCAAAGCTGGACGAAGCAGAACTAGCAATCCTAACAGAACAGTATAAAGCTTCACTTGGCTCAAATGACATGAAGGATGCAAGAGTGATACAAGCTGAAACTGGTGGGTCATTAGCAGATGCGCTAAAACAAGTTCAAGCAATGAAGGGCTCCAAATCAGCGTCAGCTAGTTCTTTAATTGTACAAAAAATTCTTGGTAAATACCCGGATGCAAATCCAATTTTTGTAGCGGCGTTACGTTCTACAAATGGATTAAAATACATAGGTGAAAATTTTGATCAAACGGCTATTGCTCAAGCGTTAGGTCTACCTATTAATCACCCAGATGTTGCCATGATTATGGGCATTGCACAAAATCCTCCAGAAGATGGCTTGGGTATACAAGATAATCCCCCAGCAAACAGCGACGGACAAAGTGGCGACGGAATTACCATAGAGCCAATAACAGATAACTAGGGGGCAAAATGCCTGATTATAAGGTAACACTCCCCGACGGACGATCATTCAAAGTCACCGCTCCAGAGGGAACCTCTATGGATCAGATTCGTGCTAAGATAAAAGCACAGTTTGGTGGCACTGGAGCTACGCCTGAAGCTAGTGTCGAAGGTGAAAGCGAAGGAACATTACAGGAAATCGGTGAAGGCATTGTTGGTGGTGTGATAGAAGCAGGCTCTGGTCTGCTTGAGACTGCCGCTCTTGTTCCAGATCTTGCCACCGGCAGTGACTATGCCGTTCGCATAACCAACGCTAAAAACAAATTAAAAGATGACCTTGGTATTGACCCAACTGGTGCAGCCGGTGAAATAACCGAAGCACTTGTACAGTTCGTGGTCCCGGGTCTCGGGGCCGCTGGACTTATAGGTAAAGCTGCAAAGCTACGAAACTTTAGTAAAGCTTCCAAGACAGCTTCTCAAGTTGTCGGGGCAGGTGTGACGGATGCTATTGTAGCGAGTGACGGCACAACAACTATCGGCGATTTCTTCGAGGGTGGCCCTACAATGAGCTCCGAAAATGTCGGGGAGACTGGTAGAGAAGAAGCAGCGCGAAGAATTTTTAACAAGTTTAAGATAGGGTTGGAAGCGGCTGGCGCAACGGCGGCCGCCGGACCCATATTCAAAGCTCTAGGAATTGCTGGTCAAGGTGCTGTTAAAGGAACTAGAGCAGTCTCTGATGTCACAGGGTTCTCTACGTTAGCGGGACGAACTGGCGAAACAATATCTGCCTCTACTCAAAAGATTATAGATAAATACCCTGTGGCTGATCAGTTACTGGGCTTGTTTCGTTCTCGTGGCATGTTGCCACAGCAAGCGTTTGAAGAAAAAGCAGGACTGGTTGGTAAGGTAGAGTCACAGTTAAATAAGACAGGCATCATTGTAGCTAACTTACAAAATAAGTTAGATAAAATATTTGGCACAAACAACACCTCATTCCGTAACATTATGATTGACGGCGACTCTAATACTCAAGTCGAAGCGATGAACCTTTTGTACGGATTTTTAACAAAGGACAAGGGTTTTGTTGAAGCGGCAGCAGCCGAGGCCAGAAGGTTAGGGCAGAACTTTGATGCTAACAGTGCGACAGACTTAGCAAAATTCTTGCCTGACTTTATGAAATCTGACGCAATAAAAATGCGTTCGCAAATTGATTTGCTTTCAAGGTCGATATCACGCTCTGACTTTGTGCAGGGCGGCATGATACCTGACGTTGAAAACATTATAACAAACAACCTACAGAATTATATGCGCCGTAAGTTTGCAGCATTTGAAGATCCCAACTGGTTTCGTAGTGACAACGAAGCATTTACCACGGCTTACGAAAACGCAGTTAAGTTTTACAGAGAAAGCCCGGAGATTGCAGAGGACTTATACACAAAGTTGGTAGGTCCCATACCGGAAAACTTCACTGTTGGTGTAGGAGTCAACCGTCGGATGACTGACGCATCCGCAAGGGAGATGATGGATGCTTTTGTTAAACGGTATGAGAAGCCATCTAAACCTGTGGCGCAAGATGGTACAGTTACCCGGTCGGTTAAAGACAGGCTTCGTACCTCATTACTTACGAAAGAAAAGCTAAACGAACCTGCTCTTCGGGCGGTGCTGGGTGAAGTTAAAGATCCAATGGAAGCTTTTGTTAGCACCGTTAACGACTTGGCAGAGTTCCGGGCTGTTGATTCATACTATCAGTATCTTGCCAATAACTTTTTGGATCAGGGTGATGAATTTATAAGTCAAGGAGCATTTGATAATTTAAGTCTTGCAAAAAAGAATGAGTACAGAAAGCTTGATTCCGGGGGCGGTGATCAGGATTTAGCTTTTGGAGCTTTGCAAGGATCTTATGTAAAGAAACCTATTTACAATAATCTTACTAACCTGACAATGGCACAGGGCACCGCTCTTACAAACGCAACTAGACTTACCTACGGAAACTTTCTTCGCGGTAAAGGTTTGGTGCAGTTTGCAAAGACGGTTCTGTCTCCTATTACTCAAGTCCGTAATGTAACAACTGCCAGCCTGTTTGCAGCAGCGCAAGGTAATATAGGAAGAGGAGCCAACTTAGGCGAGTCCATAGGGTTGGTTGTTGACAACATATACAAGGGTGAGATCCCACGTTTAGCTAAAGCTATGGGGATATCCAATGATCAGGCTCGTGGTGTTTACTTCAGAAAGCTACAGGAGCTTGGAGTTGTTGGAACACAGGCGCAAGTCCGAGAGATTGATCGTCTTCTCGAAGAAGGTTTTGGCGGCAGCTTAAAGGCAGAGCTTGATGAGCTTGGAGTTTCTGTCGGCAGAGACAAAGGTGTTATACGAAGGACTTTGGGTAGGAGCAAGCTTGGACAGTTTCTTGACTCAGCCGTTATAAAGCCGGGACAAAGAATAACTAAGGGAGCAAGGGACGCATATCAGGGCGGCGATGATATATGGAAGATATATAACTTTGAGTTTGAACGTAACAAACTTATATCTGCTCTTGGTTCTGAAACAGACGCTCTAAAGTACGCAACAGAAATGGGTTTTAGAAGCGTTGATGAGTACGCGGCAGACATTGTGAAAAATGTAGTGCCTAACTATGAGCGTGTGCCAGAAGCCATTAAGCTTTTACGGAAAGCACCGCTTGGCAACTTCATAGCGTTCCCCGCTGAAATCATTCGTACCAGCGCGAACACACTGAGGTACGCTGTTAAAGAACTCCAGTCATCAAATTCTAAAGTCCGTGATATTGGTATGCGTAGGCTTATGGGGTTCACTGCGACAACTGCTGTTGCCGCGCCAGCGGCGCAAGGTCTTGGTATGTATCTAGGCGGAGTTGCTCAAGAACAAATGGATGCTCTGCAAAGAAGAGTTGCCCCTTGGAGCAGAAACTCCACCCTTATCCCGACATCTGTTAAAAAGGGCAAAGACGGCAAGAACTATGTAACAGGGTACGTCGATTACAGTTACCTTAACCCATACGACTACTGGCAGCGCCCTGCCCGTGCAATTTTAAACGCGGTCAACAAGGGTGAGATAGATAAGTTGGACGCAGACAAAGTAGTTTTGGATGCTGGTCTTGGGATCATCGACGAGTTGACAAAACCTTTTCTTACCGAGGAATCCATTCTAGCAGAACGTATAGCGGACATAGCTATACGGGGCGGCGTAACAAGAACGGGAGCTAAAGTATACAACGACGGTTCTGGAGAGTTTGGTGTGGATGATAGCGGAGCCATCCTCGCTAAGAGCTTCTCTCACATTTTTGACGCATTCAACCCGGGTGTTGTTGAGCAGGTTGTTGGTGGCATAGGACCTAAACCAGAACTGGGTGGACAGGTTGGGTACAATCCAAGTAGGTTAATGACCGCATTAACTGCTCCTGATGGCAGAGATGCTCGTGGTAACGTGAGGCAGTTTGAAGAAGAAATAGCGGCCTTTATAACAGGTGTTAGAGAGCAAAAGATAGACGCAGAAAAAGTAGTTAAGTACGGCGCTGCTCAATACGGCACTGCCACACGAGGTGCAGCACAGATATTTAATCGTGCGGCTAAAGTCGAATCTCGCATGGATCCAAACAATGTTATCGATGCGTATGCAAAAGCAAACGAAGTATTGTATACTCTTCAAAACGACATGTTTAGGTTGGTTAAAGATATGCGCCAACTTGGCATGGAAGACAGAGAAATTCGCAGAGCCTTGAATAGGTACAAGGTAGGTAATGCAAATAAAATAATGCGTGGTGAGTTCAGTCCACAAAATATATCTGATCAGATAAGGACCAAGGCTAGAAAAACACAAAGGGAACTTGGAGGAGAGTTTCCAATAAGGGAGATAAATGCTATACGCAGAAGCCTGCTTCGTAGAAAGCTAACTGGTGAACCTATCGAAGTAGAAAGACCAGAAATAGTTGACGAGTTAAGTAGTGCCACGGTCCCCGAACCACGGACCTTGGAAACAGCGCAAGCACCCACACAACCAGTTGCCGCAGCTACGGCTCCTCCCGTGGCAGCGCAAGCGGGAGCCGCTTCAGCCCCTTTAGCGGTTCCCGCAACCAATCCATTAGCTAATGCAAACCCAATCACGCTTCCTGATCCAAGGGATCAGATGTTAGCACAAAGATTAAGAGGTGTAGGATGAACAAAGATCAGCTAAGACAAGAACTTGCAGACGACGAAGGCTGTAAGTATTCCATATATTTAGATCACTTAAATTTACCAACTTTCGGAATCGGTCACCTCATCACCGAGGCGGACCCAGAGTTCGGTGAACCCATTGGTACGGAGGTGTCTGAAGAGCGAGTGCGTAGAGCATTTCTCCTAGACGTAGCCGTTACCATAGACGAATGCAAAGTATTGTACGATGACTTCGATGATCTTCCCGAAGAGTGCCAGCACGTTATAGCCAACATGATGTTTAACATGGGTCGGCCTCGCCTATCCAAGTTCAAAGGCATGAAAGCTGGATGCGATGCCCGGGACTGGAACAAAATGGCAGACGAGATGGTCGATTCGAGGTGGCATGATCAGGTTCCAAACCGGGCCAAGCGTTTGGTTAAGCGGATCCGTGATCTAGCCAACGACTAATGGCTACCAAAATAAACGAAAATACAGAGGTTGCCTTACCTCTACGCAACATCATAAGTATGGTGGCTGCTGCATCCGTAGCAACGTGGGCATACTTTGGTATTATAGAACGACTAAACCAAATAGAAACTAACATCACAATGATGGAGTCTGACTTAAACCAGAACACAGAATTCCGCATCAAGTGGCCTCGTGGCGATATGGGCAGTCTTCCAGCAGACAGTGAACAGTTCATGTTGATAGAACATTTAGCCAACCAACTGGATGACTTGTCCACACAGATAGATGAAGGCCGTGCGCCATACGACCAACAACAAAAGTTAACTCTAGAGTTTTACGAGAAACGTATTACGGTGCTAGAAGAGAACATAGAAAAACTAAGAAATGGAAATCATTAAAACCATAACTCTTATACTATATCTGGGCGGTGATGTAACTGAGCACACCGCTTACGAACAGATATCCAAATGTCTTAAAGCAAAGCGCACCATCGAAAGAAATCTTTACAAGAAAAGTAACTCCGTTAGGTACTCCTGCGAAAATAAAACCGTTGAAGTATCCAAAAATTCAGACGGTACGACTTATATTGTAAAAATAATAAAATAGTTTAAAACGCTAAGTTGCTGTGTTTGCTTAATAAAAACATCGATTCTCGTGGAGCTCGTGATCAATGAACGTACCAGTATACCCTCAAGTCCCTGAGAATCGCTGTCCGAGGTGTCAAGCACCGCTAAAAGTGATCCAAGTGCATGGTCATGGGCAGTGCAGCTACTGTAAGGCGGTGATCGATGACTGCTGTCAGGGTGAAACCTGTTCGGTTACGTCTTCAGACCAGAAATCCTATCGCACCTAGCTCCGCTAACCACAAACTTAGATAACTCTGGGTTGTTCATTACTTCGATGGTCATCTCTGCTGCCCGATCGTTGCACTGACCGATGGTCTCATACGGTCCACGCATGTCCTCGAACACTTTGCAGTTTGATGTATCAGTAATTAGACACACTAATATCATTGCTTCAAACATTGTCGCTCATTCTACCTCACCCCAGTTGTTCACGAGTGCCATGTCAACTTCAAACGGTACTTTTAACTTTGGTATGCAATTCTCCATGATGTCTACAATTCTGTCCGCCTGTTCTTTTGACTCTATGCTAAAACATAATTCATCATGCACAGTTAACATAGGTATCAAACCTTCTTTGTAGCAGTCAACCATTGCTTTTTTTGTTTGATCCGCGCTTGAACCTTGAATTAATTTGTTTAAGGCTTTGTATGTAAAGGCGCGGCGTATTCTGCCTTTGCCTCCATATTCTTTTAAAGCCTCTTCTATCTTCAACGCCTTACTAAACCCGAAAGATATAGGCTCCCACATATCAAACCGGCATTTACGTCCTAGCCATGTTCTTATCGATCCCTTACTCATTGCATGCTCGGCGGATAAGTCTGCTATACCCTTAACGAAAGGGACATTCTCGTGGTACTGAGCCAACAAAACTTTGGCTTGCTCCTCATCAATGTCCATTACACCAGCAAGCTTCTTACGGCCCATACCATACATAATTCCAAGGTTAACAGTCTTTGCTTCCTTTCTAGTAATGTTGGCTAGGTCTGCGACCATCTGATGAAAGTCAGCGTTGCCCTTCTGGTACATTTCGACTACAGTATCAATCTCTGGATGACGATGTAAATCGGGCAATTGAGCGCAGTAGTGGGCTAACCAACGGGGTTCTTGAGAAGCATAGTCAAAGCTACCCCACTTTGTCCCTTCTTCCGGCAGGAACAGTCCACGGATTAACGCTTTAATCTCTGGATCTCTCGCCGGGATTTGCTGTAAATTGGGGTTGCTCGACGAAAATCGTCCTGTAACTGTCCCCCCTTCATCAGAACGAAGAGGGTTAAAATCACAATGGATGCGACCATTACACGAATGTTCAAGTATTGTCTCAACAAAGGTGGTGTTTGCCTTATTAAATTCACGCAATTTCACAATCTTCTGTGCAATTGGATGCGTGTGATTCACAAGAAACTGTTTTGTAAAGGACGGAGCGTTAGAGTTTTCTGTCCTATGGTATTTAAGACCAAGGGAATCGAACGCCTTTGCTATAGATGCAGCCTCCCAAGGAGAGACAGAGACCCCAGTCTCTGTCTTTATCTCTTTAAGTAAATTATCCTCGCGATTTTGCAGATCTTTCTTGACTAATTCCGCTTTGTCTATGTCTACTCTAACGCCCTTGGTCTTCATGTCTAGTAGACAAGGAAGTAAGCTTGTTTCAAGCTCAAAAATACTTGAAACTTTTTCCTTTACAATGTCTGCACGAAGCCTATCCCACAGGCGCAAGGTTACCGCAGCGTCTTGCTCGGCATATCTTCCAACAAAATTAGCATGCAACTGCCACATACCAGACTTTGGGTTAACACCGTGCATTTCGGCGGCGGAACGAAGCATCTTTTCGTTCTTCCACTCGCCAAGGTACTCACCGGCTAACGAGTTCAAGTTGTAGAACCTGCGGTTCTCGTTCAGCAGTGGCGCTGCAATCATTGTGTCAATGATTTTACCTTGCACTTCGATACCGGCCCACCGCAACCAACCCAGATCATACATTGCATTGTGCATGACCTTCTCTATGTGAGGCGTTTCAAGCTGTTTCTTTAGCCAGTTGATGACGGTTTTTTCTGGCATATTTCCACCAGCCTCGTGGCGGATAGGGAAATAGCCCACAAAATCACCCGCTGCTACGGCAAATCCAATGACGTAACCGTCGTTCCGGCACCATCCCGGTCCCAATGTGGTTAAGTTAGGGTCTCTGGTTTCCAGATCAATTGCCATGCGCTCACAGTTTGTAAGGTCAGGCAACGACGATGGCGGTGACCACTCCTCTTCGTCATCAAATAAATCAGTCTTCATTGACTCGCTCCAATGCGTCTGTGGGTTCTTGTGTCCAAACAAATATAGGCGTTCCTTTGCCTATATAAGCACCAGATACATTAAACGAAAAGTATTCCACCGCCTCCTCATGCGTCATGTCGTGTTCTTCTACAAGGATCTCAATGCATTTGGCAGCGTCATACGCCAACACGTTATCATCCCCACATCTTTCAGCTATACCAAGTATAGCATTATCAAAGCCATCAGCTATCATCGCAGTCATTTACAATTTCTCCTCCAAGTGCGGCATAACCTATGATATCTACCCATGAGTCATCCTTTGTTGCGTCTTCAGCCAGTCTTGCTAACTTTAACCCAATCATACAAGCAACCACCTGTTCTGGGGTTATGCATCTTCCTAAGACCACGCTCCATATGGTTGCTATGCGTTCATGGTTAAACTTAGCTGGGCCATACTCCTTGGCCCTCGGACCATTGATTAACTCTTCTGCCTTGTTCAAAAAATCTTCGCGTGTTTTCATAGCCTAAACCCATAATGTGATTGTGATTCGATAATATGCAAAGACTTTTTGGCGCGAGTTAAACCCACATAAAACGTCCGTACCTCGGAGTCTTGATCCATGCTTTCAACGCATGCTCTAGAGGAGTCTAACAGTAGAGCGACGTTATCCGCCTCGCCACCCTTTGCTTTGTGAATCGTCGATATCTTGATCCTCGGGGTCCCCGTCAAAATAGACTCGCCCATACGACGTACTGATGTAATGTATATTCGTTCCTTCTCGCTTACCTTCAGTACTTCGTACCACGGGGTCTCCTTGTTCACATACGGGGAGAACAGGTCTTGAATATCTGTTAGCGTGTAAGTTTGTTCTGCGTCTAAACTTGCGAGTTTCTTCCTGCCACCTCTGACGGCAGCGTCTGGGACTATTAATGTAGATAGCTTTTTCAATTCCTGTGCAGACAGTGCTTGATCCTTGCATAGTTTCAGCCATACCTCGATTCCGGTGAGAACATTAGGGGAAATGGACCAGCCGGAACCTTCACGCCAAAACAGGTATCCTTGCTCTTTAATTGTGGTTGCAATCTTGTTAGCAATGAAATTGGTACGGGCTAAAATTAGCCACTCTCCGGCTGTTAAGTCCACATCTAGGATATCACGATGCCAGACCACAGTGCCAGTTTGATCTTTAGGTTTCCAAACTTTTTGTTGCCTTGTACGAAGCCGTTTTACGAGAGAATCCGCAATGTTATACACAGACTTGGGGAGTCTATAAGACTTGTCTAGTACAATCTTATTTTCAGATGCCCTTAGAAAATCTCCGACATTCACGCCCATCCAAGAGTAGATGCATTGATCGTCATCGCCAGCAAAATATATACGCTTTGCCTTGGGTTTGATTATCTCGTGGACCATCTCCCACTGTAGTGGAACAAGGTCTTGCGCTTCGTCTACAATAAGAACATCAAGGTCAGGGCTGTACCCTTGGACAATGAATTCTTCAATCATGTCTACAAAGTCTACCTTGTTTGTTTCCTTCTTATAGTCCTTGATAACTTGATCAACTACTTTTAGCTGCTGGAAGTATAACCTCCAGTCATCCGTTATCCGAAATTGCTCCTCTAATGATCTGCCAGTAACCCTAGCCATCTGTATCATTGACAGGTAAGCGTCGCCGCTTTTACCTGCGGTAAATAAAACCCCGTCTTGCATGGTTAGCGAAGAGTTTGAAGAAAACTCTAACCCTACAAGGTCTGCTATCTTTGAGTAGTCAGAGCCACGCAGCACACGTTCTTTGGTTAACCCAAGGCAATGATACGCGAACGAATGTAAGGTTCTAAACCAAACCATTTGTCCAACATCCATGCCTAACTTTTCTGCTGCCCTTGTCCGCGCTTCTTCCGCAGCCTTACGACTAAACGAAACAAAGGCTATGGACTCTGGCTTGGTGCCACTGTCCAACTCCTTCTGTACAATGTTAATTAACTGTGTTGTCTTGCCCGTGCCCGGGGGTCCGAAGATAGTTGTTTCCATTAGAACGGCACCTCACTATCTTGGACCACGATCGCCGGAACAAGGACCTCGCTATTAAACGCAGGAACCCACCACACACGAAGAGGCTTACTATCCCCTTTTGTGGTCTTAAACCTTCTCTGACCATTAGCCGCCCCACCAGAGTTTAGCTCTTTCAATCGCTCTTGTATTTGTCCACGACTGTACGTTTCAAACTTGTTGTTACGCAGGTACTTCATCAACGCTTCTATCTTGAAGTAGGTCATGTTGTCCTCCTCGTCGGTGAACGGTTTGCCAAGAGTAATCTCCTCGGCTGACTGAGCTTGCACCCTGCCATCACAAAAGCCTTCAAGAAGGTCCATGAATTGACCCTTGTATGTAAGTTCTTCGGGGACCTCAATCTCGCTCATGTCTTCCATCATTATGGAAACAATCTGCTGCCACGCATCCATCTTCATCATTGGCGGCATCTTGCGAATCTGTTCCATGCAAGCTTTTTGAAATCTCTGTGGTGTCTGCAAGTCATCAGTCGTTAGCTCGACACGTTGCCCAGCTACATCACAAAACCACACAGGCGGCTCCGACTTAACAACACATAACCCCGACACATCCATGTTCGATACATGACTGCCAATGCCAAACTTCTTTGTCTTGCACAGTGTCTTGTTGCAAAAACTTTTAAGTGGCTCTTGATCACACGGGAATCCATACTCCTTCTTCTCATGCTGGTTCTGGATCGTTACGATCTCTGACGCTGGCAGGGAAGGAATACAGTGCTTGCTATTAATTTCTTCTAGTCTGGCTTTCCAGTTTTCGGGCTGCTCTTTCTTACAACCCACGGCTGCTGCAAACATAACTGTGTTGCGTGTGCCTTCGGGAATCCCCTGTCCGAACATACATGCCAGACAGGGGGCCCAATCCTTGAACTCGTCAACCTGCTTACCAAATGTCAAACCAACAAATCCATCTGGTGATACAGCCCTCGCGTCAACAAGGTCAAGGAATTCTTCTAACGACGCTGGCTCTCCGTCTTCTTTAATCGCGTAGCGGAGAGTTTGTTCCGAATCAAAGTACGGCAGGTTAATAAAGTTCCCCACATCGCCGCGCTCGACAAGAATTTGTTCCTGCTTCGGGAACACTTCGCAACCACCGTACCCAAGATACGATGAAATCTCTGATGCCTTATCACGGAACTCTCCTGCATTTATGTACTCTTTAAAGAAGAAAAATATATGCGCCCCACCAGACTTTGAACGACACACCACTGAGGGTACTTTTAAGTCGCGCAACTTCTTGTCCAATGCAACAACGTCCAGTGGGTATTGATCAATATCCAAAGCACCAAACTTGCAATTATTTTCTTCGTTAATCGGGATAGAGCCAACACCATTGGAGCCTTTTAAATGCTCCTCGACTAGCTCTTCCGTTAGTGGTTTGCGAACGATAAACGACTTGGCTTTTTGCTTGCCAGCCCTTCGCTCATTCGATATCTGTGTCTGTCCATGCGCCGCGCTAAAACCTTCAAACGCAGCCATGAACCTTTTTAAATAGGTCATGGTTTGCCCCTAGTTGGTTTGGGGTGGTGAAAGGGAGAACACACCACCCCAAGAGGTTTAAAACGGTACGTCGGATTCCTCTGCTGTTTGTTGCTTCTCTCCAGTACCCGTCTTAATATCACCAGCCTTAAAGGAGTCATACATTTGTTGAGCCTCCTTCTGCGCTGCTACAGGAACGTCACCTAACTCCATCTTATTTACCGCGAAGTTGAACCACGATCCCTTGTCGTTGGTTTCCTGCACGGTGGTTAGCTTCCAAGGAACTGCCCACATAGGCGGATTAAACAGGCCCTTTTCTGGGTGCATTATCTTTAACCCAGCCATCTTGGTGTTCCACTGCTTGGCAACTTTCATCTGTGTCTTCTTCATGTCACAGATCATCTGTGTGGTAGCACCATCCTTGTCTACCCCTAGCACTAAGAACTGTGCTACACGAACGAGCTCGTTACCGGAGGGCAACATTTCATTCGCACCTACACGCTCAGTCTTCCTAATATCAGGGTGACCTGCTTCTAACTCACCCATAAATCCGCCACCGGCTTCACGGAGTTGAAACTCCAGAAACTTTGTAGTGTAAGCACATACCAACACAGTAAGACCAGCATCCGCTTCCCAGACTTGACCAGTCACAGTGTTAAAAATGTCACCTGCCGACGCACCCTTAATGTACTTTGCGTCCGTCTTTAAAAGCTGCGGGGACAACGGCTGTAAAAGCCGTAGGAATGGTATTTGCATATCCTCTACACCAATAGATTCCATGCCCTGACCTGCGCTATCGAACAGGTCATCCATTATGTTTGCCACTGCTGTGGACTTTGCTTCTGCTACTTGTGTATCAGCCATTTTATTTAGTTCCTCTTAATTTTAGCTTCAGTGCCGACATAGATACCGAATGTATCAAAGTCGATGTCTTGACCAGATTCAATACGCCCCTTCACCCAAGCCTTTAAAGTCTGCGGATGAACGTGAGTCTTATGTGCTGGGTCAAAGCCCTGATTGCGAAGGTCATCGATCATCGCACCGGCCATGTTATCCTGACCGACGTTGAACGAAACTGTTACATCATTTTTTATAATGTCGCCTTCACCAATAGAACGTAGCCATGAAAAAGCTTCATCCCTTTTTTCATCAGTGATCCTAGCATGCACAAACTGACGGAGTGCTACCTTATTACCATCAACGGTAATACTATCCATACCCATCTCCTGCATAAGGGATGGTATGTCTTCTTCGTTTACTTTTCTTTTCTTGAACTTTAGATCCTTCAGATACTGCTCTGCTTGTGCAATCTCTTCATCGATCTTCATAGACTCACGGATCAGAGTAGACAATGTGCTACCCTTCTCACCGCTTACTTTGTCGAACTTACCGGCATCGACTTCCTCGTCCATTAGCGAGAATATATCGCTCATCTTTCTGTCTCCTTCGTTAAAGTTTAACCCCTTCGGGTGTGAGGCACTGTACCTACAACAACAGGTACAATGTAGTCAAATTGTTTTTTATGCTCTTTCACTAACAGCTTCTGCAATCCTTGCTTCAGAGTTAGAAGCATCTATCGATGCCATGCGTACCAAGTGTGCCACTTGTTTGGAAACACTACGGTCATTGACATCTGCCATTTCACGCAAAGCCCCGTACACATCCACTGAAACAGCAACTGATTTCCATTTTGTTGTATCCAACGCTTTACCTCCACGGTATTAGATGTTAAGTTGCCCCAACTTATCCTATAAATACTTTTGAGGTCAACTAAATAATGCGAAAAAATAAAAAAATAAGTGATGGTCCCGATTATAAAATAGCAATGGGTAAACGATCTGAACTTCTTGCTGCCGATTACTTAATTATGAAAGGTTGTTATGTATACGCTCCTTATATTGAACAGGGCCCAATCGATTTAATAGCGTTAGACCAAGAGGGAGTGGAGCACCGCTTCGATATAAAGACCGTGTCCCGTCGCAGTGACGGAACAATAATCTCAAGAGCCAGAACAGACCTTCAACGAATTCTTGGCGTTCAAATACTTTATGTTTGCCTCGACACTTACGAAGTTCACCGTTACCCCCATCATTTCTCCCGCAACATTGACCCTAAACTCTCCCGCAAAAACGCTGCTAACAGGCACTTTAACGGGGTGATACCTCTAACCATTGACGAACTTCTTCCCCAAGGGTCTTCGCCGAAAGATCAATCTTCGCCCGAAGGGAACGGACAATGTACTCGTCGATCGAACCCCGGGTCACAAGATCAACGTAAGTCACAGGGTGATGTTGACCAATTCTGTGGCACCGATCCTCAGACTGAATCCTAGTTTCTAGATTAAAATCATTGGCGTAATAAATTACGTTGGTTGCAGCAGTTAACGTAAGACCAAAACCTGCGGTTTGAGGATTAGCTACGAAAAACCTAGCATCTTCAAACTGAAACCTGCGGATCGCCGCTTGCCGATCGCTGTCGCTCGTGTCTCCAAAATAGTTTACTGTGCTGTCGCAGCCATAGACTTTCTTTAGCTCTTCTGTAATTTTTATTATGTCGTATCTAAACCTAGACCATATGATTACCTTGCCAGACATCTCTTCAACGGTCTCAAGCAGGGCGGTTATACGATTTGTCTTAAACTCTACCAACTCACCATCATCGGTCTTCAAATGACCACACAACACTTGTTGCAGCCGCAACAGTTGTGTCATCACTGCGGGAGCAGACACCAGTTCTCCATCACCAAGAAGCACAATAGCTGCCTTCTTCAGGGACATATAATACTCTCGCTGCTTGTCGTTTAAGTTTACTTCACGAACGGTGTATATCTTAGCAGGTAAATCCAACGCCTCGTCTTTGGTCACACGATACGAGAAACTATCCAGTTTGGTAGACAACTCCTCAAGGTTTCTGTATCCCACAATTTGTTGAAAACTGTGACTGCCCATCCGTTGAGTTCGTGTGATGGCGTATCGTCCTTGAAAGGAGTAGTAAGAGTCATGCCCCAAGAGTTCGGTGTCCATAAATCCGCATTGCGAGTAAAGATCCATCGGTGATTTCGTAACGGGTGATCCGGTAAGTATACGGCGAAACGATGCACTCTTACCAATTGCAACCAGAGCCTTAGTCCGCTTGGCTTTGGGGTTTTTAATAGTTGTTGACTCATCAACCGCAAGTAAAAACGACGATCCGCGAACGAACATCTCCATGTACTTTCGTACCTTGGTTGTTGCGAAACCCTCGACGTTGACGAGGAAGATGCGGAGCTTTTTACGCTCCTCAATACCTTCCTTGAGGTGCCTTTGTTGATCCTTGTTAGGGTTCGGATTCCAAACATATACCTCGTGTTCAATGTCCTCTCGTAGATGAGCAGGTATTTCAGATACCTGCCAGTTGCGGTACACACCTTTGGGCGCAACGATGACGACTGTATCGATCTTCTTCTGCTCGTATAGCCACGCCACGTTGTCGATAAGAACCTTAGACTTGCCACAACCCATCTCCATAAAATAACCGTAATTTGTTTTGTTGTATGAACGCTCCAACGCAATACGCTGGTGCTCATACGGTTTGGTTTTATATTTAAATTTCATGATTTTGCCCCCTTATTCAGGCTCTGTTAGCCCACCTTCCATAATAGAAAACTTTGCAGCCTCTAAATAAAATAAAATATCCGCAACATCCTCTTGCGTTGTAATCATTTTTATTGTTCCATCTTCTGTCGAACCAAGTATAAGTACGTCTGTAAGTGTCTTACCTGCGATTTCACACAAGACGGGCACAGGGTCTTTTTTAAACTCTATCTTTCTAGGAAAATGTACGATGTTATCGTTGTCGTTCTTCGTCATCGGGCAGTCCTTCCGCTAGTCGTTTAGCTCTATCCCGCATGTCGAGATAGACTTCGAGTCTCTTCCGTGTTTGTTCTGCCTCACGGTAGAGACCCGCAGTCTGCAACTCTGTGAGCTCCTCGTCAAGTATCCGAATAATCCGACCTATCCCTGCAAAATTCTTTTCCATGCTTCTCGCACCTTTGCCTCTGCTTCGTTGCTAATGTCTGCATCATCCAAATAGTCTTCGATCACATCTTCTATAATAGTCACGGCAGCAGACCAATACATTTTCTCTGGCATAGAGCAAAGATCTTCTTCGCTTGGCATCAATTTAGTTTCCAACATCGCAACCTCCTTCGGGGCTCTTTGGATTATTTCTAGCTTGCATAAGGAACACCTTAATAATTGTGTGCCCTCCCTCACACCGAATACAACAGTGTGAGGCTTTAGTTCGTGGCGGCACTTCGGACACTGACCTGCGTCTAAACGCTTTTGCCATGTGCCATCTCCAGCCTCAATCACCATCATAGACCTCCACGCTACCGTAGGCTTCTTTGCCTGCGGTCTCTTGAACCTCGCCCCATGTCTCTGCCATCATGTCATGAATGTCAGATAAACCCAAGTGACTGACCATGTCCATGTGGCCTTCCATCTCCGAAGTGAAAACAAGATAAGTTTCACTCCGGTCTGCGACCTCAAGCATTTTTTCCATGAACTGCTCTTCAAGCTCCAAGGCCATCTGTTTCATTCTACCCATGCTCTTCGACCTCCTCTTCCTTAACGTCCTCTTCCAGCACATAGTCAGCCCAGTAATACCCCTGCCTTGTAGGCGGGGCGAAACAGAACTCTTCCTTTAGTGAATCGACAGCTTGGCGCAGATTCCTAACGTCAGACAGATTGCAGTCTGAAGTCTCTTCGATCATGTTGCACATGTTCTTCAACTTATTATGCATATCTAAAAGCTTGATACGCATATCCCTTGTTATTCTCTTACCGTTAGTCATTACCTTCACCTCTTTCATAAAAAATGTTTGCCACAGGGTAGTAAGTTCCTTGAGCATCCGACTCTGGAATGTCAGCCTCGTCAGCAAAAGCATCCGGTGGTAAACCTTCGGCTGCTTTTCTGTTAGCCTCTATCCTTGCCCTTCGCGCATCTCCCTCAACCTTATTTATAGCAGCATAGGGCATATCAACCCATGTGTTATACTGATCCTTAGTTACTCTACTTCCCATCACCAAGCTTCTCCTTCTTCTTCCTGATGACCCTGCCCATAGCGTC